TTCCATGCTCTCGCCTTTGCGAGGCTTCATCTTGTAGTTGGTAGCCATTATTTTCCCTTTGCTAATTTTGACCAAATAGCAGAACTTGCTCCGAATGCTGATATATCAACTCCGGGATCGTTTGGAGATACACCTTCCAAAGCTTTCGAGCCAGTAGGTCCTGCTGAGCGACCGCTTTCTCTGTTCGTCATTGGGGTTGTACCTTCAAACAAATCAACGCCATTGTATGAGTCTCGACCGATGGAGTCAAGCATTTTTCTTCGACGTTCTTTTCTTTTGCGTTCTTCTAATTCGTGATCAACTTGTGGTTGTTGATATCGTTGAGGTTGTTGGGATTCGATGATACGCTGACCGCCGGTGCCTTTAACAACTTCGGAAATGATTCCTGAGAGTATCCCTTCTTCGAATATAACTTCTTTGATGCATTCTTTGATCATAGGTTTTAAAGTCTTTTTTAATTGTTCTTTGTTCATTTAGTCTCCAAGAATCTTCTTAAATAGATTGTCAATATTATTTTCTTTTTGTTCTCGCAATCTTGTCGAGAACTTAAATGCTTTCTTTGATCCTTCTCCGGGATACACATAGGCATCGGGAGTTGATGGCTCTGATACGATATCAAAGCAAATAAGTTGAAAGTCATCTTCAACAATAGTTTCGCCCATTGATTCCTTGACGGAACCAAGACCACGAGAGGAAATACCAAGCTTTACACCAGCGTTGATCAGATCCTTGAGGATACGACCTGAAGGAGTATCGAGGACTTTAATTTTGCCCATTACATCTTTGCCTTCCCACCAACACTTGGTGACCATGTGAGATACGTTCTTAAGGTTAATTACCGAATCATCTGGGTGATCAAGTTCTCCACATGCACGATTATCATTTACGATTTTCATGTAGTTATCCATTTCTCTCCGAAGAACTTTTTCAGGATACTTACGACCGTTTCCGTTTTTCTTGTCGGCAGTTTGAATGCGACCAGTTAGATACATTGCGCCTTCTTTAACTTCTTTTTTCTCTCGCTCGGTCAACAGATCTTGACACATTCCATCAGGACATAGTGCGTGAAATTCTCTTAATAATTTTTTAGACATCTAAATTCTCCTATAGTCCAGCTTTCTTCATAACGGCGTCAATGCCTTGTTCAGGCATCTTGGGGTATTTTTTTGATAAAATATTTCTTATTTGACCTGGGCTCTGCCCTCTACTGATCAAAGATTGAACAAATTCAGTTGGCGATTGCTTTTTCTTTTGTTGTTTTTTCTTTTTTGGCTTAGGCGCCTGTTGTGTAGTTTTCGCTTTCTCACCATCGGCAAGAGATCTTAATAGAGAGTATTCATCTGTTGGAACAGTTCCGCTATTGCTATGAAACCCTCTGACTGATCGGTTCGGATCTTCTTGTCTTGATTTTCCTTTGTTGCGCAATCTGAACAAAGTCGCGATTGACCCGTCATCCAGTTGAGCGATTATAGCAGTTTTCTTGATTTCATAATAATATGTTTTTTCTTGACCTTGATAGGTTGCTTTAAACTTTATTGCACTATTGTTTTTTAAAGTTTCAATTAGTTTTTCCATGCTTTGCATTTCTGCATCTGAGACATCAACAGCTGAGCTCATAAGCTGATCTGCTTCACGGTCGTAACTCTTTATTGAGTCAGACATTGCTTGATCATATATTTTTTTCTCAATATCTAAGAGCTTTTCTTGGTCAAATTTTTTATCGTTAATTAGATCAAAAGTGTTTATTATATCTCCACTCTTAATGTCTGAGATGGAAGCCATCGGCTCTACCACACCAGTCCCTTTTGTCAAAAAGAAAATTTCATTTTCTTTTTGATAGTCAGAAATTAAATCAATAGTCTTTTTGATTGATGTGTCGATGTCGCTTTCGTTAAACTCAAACCAATGTTTGCTCATATGACTATCAAGACCATGAGAATCAGCACCTTTATCGCCATACTCCTCTTTTGAATCAAACACAACAACTTTGTCTGATTTAAATTGCTTTACGTTTGTATCAGAAGCAGGCCAGTCTTCGTCGGGAGAATTGTTCCACGATGCCTCGTTGAGAAATCTCTTCCACGACTCAAACAATGTTTTTTTGTTTGTGCTCACGAAGGTACCTCTTGAACAACTCCTTTAATCATGAATGGATCAATTTGTTGAAAGTTTTCTTGAGGAATTTTGTTTGAATTAAACGGTTTTCCACCTTCTGGGATTGCAATTGTAACGTGAGGAAACTTCACTTTTTTAGAAATAGGTGCAGGTGGCTCAACTTTAGCAGCCATTGCTTTATCAGATATCCCGATTGCAACAACTTTCAGCTGTACCTCTCCGCCAACTGGATAGTCTGCGCTAAAATCATGCTTGCCCTTTGGGTGCACGATTGGACTGAAAGGGACAATGGTCATGTGGTGAGGCAGTGGCTCGCCGGCTTTTGTATTGAATACAAAACCTTCAGGAACACCTGCTGTCTGGGCTGCTTGTTTAAGGGCTTGCACACTTTGCTCATCAAGCACGACACCAGAGTATGCTACTCCTCCTTCTCCAAGAACAGCAGAAAGCTCTTCTTTGATAATTTGTTTTAGTTGTTCATTTGTAATCTTCATTCTTATTCTCCAAAATTATAAAAAGGTGGGCGGGCGCTACCCGCCCGATCTAGGATCCGCTGCAACAGCGTCGAACTGGTTGCAACATCCAGCGCGTACTAATCATCGACATGCTCACCCCCTGGTCTCGATGATAGCCTTAGTCCAAAATCATCGACTAAGACCGAAATTAAATAAGATGTTCCCGCAGACAAACAGCCAAGCAAGAACGCATTCACGAATGAACGCTCGAAACTAAATAGTTCAGTGTATGGAGAAAGACATGAAATAAAGACCCCAACCCAAAAACCCATACACAAAGGACAATGCCATAATGTGTTCCATTTTTTGGTATAGTCCTTTGGAGGCCGAATGTCTTCAAATATCTTTCCGTATACAATAATAAAAGTCATGCCGTAAGCGACAAGAATGAAGTGTAATGTTTGCATTTATAATCCGCGAAATCTTACTCTAAAATCTTCTGCTGATCTATTTTTCAGCATATTTTCAAAAGCACCTTTGTTTCTGCCTAACTTGTTAACAAAAGTTTTGTGATTAGTTTTCATTGTGTCGTATTGTGCTTTGCCATCTGATGTATTTTTCTTTTTAAAACTGTGCATGACTGAAGGAAACTTCATAGGCATATTGCAATCATCATCCGGATCCGGTGTTGCATCTGAATAATCAAATTGATCGTTACCTGCTCTGGTTTGCTGTTTTTCATATTCGCTTGATTTTTCAATTTTGACCCATGCCCTCTCAGCTCGATGCTTGGTGCCGGTAAATTGATCTGAGGTCAATCCTTTATTTTCTTTTCCTAATGCATAAAACGCACAATCCATCAACAACTTTTGGAACCCTTGACCTTCATAGTCTTTATGGGTGAAGACGGTGCTGACTTGAAAAGTTTCTGGTATACATGGCTCTCCTACAACATTTTTTGTGTTGTCAAATGTGATAGCCCCAATTATAACGGTATCTAAATATTGACGGTTCATCTTAATCGCTTCATCTGGTATGGGTTTATAGATTATTATTCTTTGATAGTTCGTTCCTTCGCCTTTGTGATAAAGACATAGTCCTTCTGTGTTTGTACTTTCGTTTAAAAGAAATTTTCGAAAGTTTTTATGTAACTTGTAGGACTTCACTTCTTCTGCTCCGCTAGATTATATTCATCATTGAATAGATCAGATGAAGCCACCCTAAGATCTTTTAGGAATGCTTTCCTAGCTACACCTTCGGGAATATTTTCTATGTAATTCAAATGATTGGCTTCAAGATCCATTAGAGTGGTGTGAATTTGATCGACATCTTTTTTTATGAAAGAGTGATCTGTCGCATTTGAGTCATCAAATGAATCTTTGATGCAATCATCATCAGGATCATCAGGGGTGTCGTTATAGTAGTCGAACTTATCGTTACCAGCTTTTGTTTTTTGTTTCTCGTAGTTTGGATCCGCCTCTATTTTTGACCATCTACCTCTAGCCCTTCGTTTTGAGCCAACTTCTCTATCGGATGTTAGTCCATATCCCATAGAATGAGCAACGAAGAAGGCTAGGTCATACACGAGAGGCCCAAGGCCACTGCCGGTGTATGCAGAATGCCTATATGATGATCCCACTTGTAAAGTTTTTGGTATACAAGGATCGTCAGTGGGATTACAGTCTATACCAGCGATCACTTTATAATCTTGATATCTGTCATCTTGCGGGCCCACTATATACAAAACTATACTGAATCCAGGTGGGTGTTTTGAATGATAGTAGAGACAGATTTGTTTGCCGTCAATTTCGGTCACGGGTGCTCGAGATTCATTAATGAACTTTCGCCAACCTTCCATTATTAATTTGTGATTATTCATCTGCGTGTCCTGTGTGCGTAGCTATTAGAGAATACTCTAGTAGCTTTGTCGTTAAGATCAGTGCTGCCTCTTGGTCCATAACCTTCACCAGATTCGTCAGCGTATATAAGGCTGTTGTACACTCCAACAGTTTTATCGCCCACTCCATAACTGTGATTGGTAGCAGCTCCATTGTTTGTAAAATCTTCGCAATCATCCTCAGGATCATTTGGTGTGCTGTTCCCGCCATAATCAAATGTATCGCTACCAGCCTTAGTAGATCTTTTGTAGAATTCAGGATCTGAGTCGATCGCATCCCACCTCCTAGTAGCATCTTTACTAGTTCCAACGGCATGGTCTGATGATATGCCTCCGTTTTGTTTAACTTTTGCATGAGCTGCCGCTAATCGATATAATATTGATCCAAAGCCTTGTCGTTGAAACTTTCTTGCAACAGCAGAGAATTTTACTTGAAAAGTGTTTGGGATACAAGGACCGTACATATCATCTACAGCTATCATTCCTATAACCAAAGGAAGCCCGTCTGATTCCATAATTTTTGTATGATACAACACTAGACTATCTACACCATCCATAGTAATAACAGCTAAAGCTAGTTCTGAATCGGTTTCCACACGATCCATTTGTTTCTTGGATTGAGCTTGTCGACGTTCCTGCTCTTTTCGCTTTTCTTCTTCTCTCTGTTTTATAATTTCTTCTACTTTTGAATTTAAAAATTTAAATTTTCTCCAATCGTAAAATTCGCCAAATTTAGTTAGCGAGACCGGCCTGACTATAATGTGAGTATCGTTCCGAGGGTTCGTGATTATTTTTATCATCTCTTGCTCAGACACTAGTTTTGGTTTGCTGTACTTTTGCTCGGCTGAACGAGATCCCCAAAGAGCTTTTTTGTAAAAGAATTGATCGTGCTTCTCGTTGAACTTTTCTTCAGGTGAGCGCATGCGAGCTCCATCATTTGGTCTCGCACCTCTTACTTGAGCACGAAAGAAATCTCTCCAACTCTCCACCAATAGGTGATAGTTACTCATAGGTATATCTCCCGTATAGATATGGAGCGAAAAGGTTGTGTTGTCGGATTGACCCTTTTTCCTCTTCGTGAGGTACTTCTCCGAGTTCTGTTGAGAATTCTCCGTCTGGTGACAACAAGTGATCATCTTGCATGTCGTCATACCCTGTTCGTCCAGACATCATTGGCTCTTCTGTCTCCATCCACTCAGAAATCTTCATGAGCGTGACCTCGACAGTCTTCTTTCCTTCTTGCAATTTGCCCTCCAAAGATCCATAAATGTTACCGCCTTGGATAGAATCAATTTCAATCAAGCCATTTCTTCTCAAATACTCAAGCAAACGAGCTTCTGCGCCATATACCAAGTCGGACAAAGTCTCTTTAGCAAAAGCTACAATTTTCTTATCTCCTTGCTTAATCACAATATCGATGTCTTTGTGATCAAGAATCATCAAATCGCCATTGATAGCAGATCGTAGCTTAAGTTTAGCTTCGATTCTATCTTTCTCAACAACTTCAATTTTTACACCATCTTCTTCCGGCATGCCTTCAGAATCAGCTTTGACAATCTTTACTTTGATTGTTGAACCTTCTGTTTCTTCAACTTCTTCTTCGCCTGTTAGTTTAATGTTTATCGGCATTTCGCTTTACCTCCGCTAAAAGATCTTGGATATAGAACACTTCTTCTACCATCTTTGAATTTACAGGAGTTTTTGCATAACTCTCCAGCTTTGCTCTAACTTTTTTAAAATTTTCGTTTAATGGTGTATCGGATCCTTCTACAATGTGCGCACTAACGGCTTCTTTGAGTCGGCCAACTTCGTCATTTAAGAAAGACTTGAGACCCAGACCATTATCCGAAAACGATACAATGAAATTACTTAGCAAGTCTTTTTGCTCTCTCAGCAATGAGTGCTCATAAGTTTCATTAAATCTCTTTACAAACATTTTAAACTCAAGTGAGTCAACCGGTTTCATCTCTGTCTGGTTCTCGTCCAATCTGGTAAGAAAACTTACCACCTTATCCTCAAGCATGATTCTTTTCTTTGCTCCGAGGTTCGAGTTTTGAAAATACAAGCCAATGGTCGCAAGGTCTTTATAGTTCGGCACAAAGTTTGAAAACGTATTGTTTCCAAGAGCCTTGTTGATCTTATTGATCAAAGTTGTCTGTTCATTGAATACTTTCTTACGATCAATTGCATCAAAGTCTTTTTTAGTCTCGACCATAAGTCGACGAGAGAAGTCTTGATTAAGTTCTTTGCTCTCAAGTAAAGATTTGTAGAGATCAAGCTCTTTACCAAGAACCTTTCCTTTTGCAAAAAACTCACGCAAAAGACCCTTGACTTTTGTTTGTTTAATCTTGTCCTCTTTTATAATTGCTTTTGTTAGTTCACGAATCAGACATTCGTAAAGAAAAGCGGTGTTTCTTTTCTTATTATGTTTCATGTTGACTTCCTAGTTGTTCTTTAGTATCTTAAGGGTGGATGTCCACCGGCTGCTAGTCCTTCGTTGTAGCCTCGCATATATTCTTCGTTATCCATCATATCAACGGATGCAGGCATATTCACAAAACCAGCATCATATCCAAGCTCATAAGGAGTTGCGTCCATATACATGGACTCGTCCATTATAGATTCCAACTCTTCTTTGATAATTCGCTTCAGTGTTTCTTCATTAAGTTTCATCTGCATCATCCTTTTTATTTAGTGATTCGAGCAAAGTTTTAATCTCTGCATCAATGCTAAATAGTTTCTCTTCTTCTTTCACATCGCCTTCAAATACTCCTCGAGCCAATGAGTCCAATCCTCCAAAGCCAACCTTGCCTGGAAATGTCGTTCGCGACGTTGATCCTCGAACTTCTCCGCTAAATGCTTGATTCTTCATTTGTTTTGAGAATCCTCCTTTGCGATATGTAATCTTGTGCTTCTTGTATGGTCCTCGACGTTTTGAGTCGTCATCACGCTTCGCAGGAGGTTCAGCTAAGAGGTCACCTTCATCTTTGTCATCTCCTCCAGCAGGCGCAGCAGGTGTATCACCTCCTCCAGCATCATCCCCTCCGAGGTCCAAATCTCCACCTAGATCGCCTCCTAAGTCTCCGCCTAGGTCTCCACCTCCAAGATCTCCTCCGAGGCCTCCACCAGCGTCACCGCCACCCTCAGCAGGTGGTTGAGCAGCAGCTTCAAGAGCAGCCATAAACTTCTTATCGGAGAACATCTCACGTTGCATTCTGAGGTATTCGTCTTGAGATAGTCCAAGAAGATTTTCAGATACCCAACGTCGAGAGAAATACCCCTCTGTCGCAGCACCAGCAATGTCGAACTTGGTCTTCCAATGTTCAAGCTCTTGCATCTCGGCAATCTTAGAAGGATTATTCAGAGATAATTTAAAGTTTAATAAGTCGTCTCCACGATATCCGAGAGTATATAAGTGAATAATTCCAATCTTCTCGAGTTCTGATAGAATGACTCGTTGAAGTCTTTGAATGGTTCTTGCGAACCTAATATCTTTTTGTGCCAAAGTTGTCTTGTCTTCAGTACCAGATCCTTCACCCATCGACAGGTAAGATTGTGGAACTTTCAAGGCAGAAAACAATTTGTCTCGCAGATACTTGACATCTTCGATCGTTGCGGTCATTGCTCCACCTTGAAGGTTAATGATGTCGGTAGATGACTGTCCTCCACGAATAGGGATAAAATAATCTTCTTCAATTGATAACGGGTTGTAACGCAAGTCAACACGACCAGTTTGTGGATCAACAACTTGGTGACGCTTCATTTGAGTCATGATCTTCTGCATGTATTGCTCAACGTCTTGTGGTGCAACGCCACCAACATCAATCTTGAATATACGACGCTCAGGAGCTCTTACGATACGGTAAGCCATCATTGCATCTTCAAGCAGTGTAAGTTGTCTCCAGATGCGTCTAGAGGGCTCTAGAACAGATGTTCCATATGGAGCATGCTTGTCGTGCCCAAGAACACGAAAGTGTGCGATTTGCCAATTCTCCAAAGTAAGACCGGCATTATTCCATTGAAACTGTACATAATTTGGGTTTGTAGGATCTTCTCCTTCTAGTCTCTCAACTTCTTGTGGCGGAAGACCGATACAGTTTTGCAAACCTTTCTCTTCGTCAATGTCGAGATACAAAAACATATCTCCGTATTTGCACATTGTTCTTGCCCAACCAAACAAATTATGTTCAATGTTCATTGTGTTATAGTATAAGGAATGAAGCATATACTTGATTTCATCATTCGGGCATTTGATGTGTAGCATTGGAGTAAGTGATGAGTGAGTCGTCATCTCGTCTGCGTAAATATCTAGAGATGATGCGATCTCTGGTGTAAATTCCATTTGATCAAAGTCAACATATCGTTCTGAACGATTTCTGTTTGAAATCATGTTCAGAGTCATGATGTTCATTGGGTTGTATTCAGTCTTCTTGAACTGCTTTCCCGATGCTGATTTGAATCTTTTGGCGTAAATATCAAGGTGCCGACGCCTTAGTTGTCGTCCGGACTGTGTTCGTCGTTGGGTAATTGGCCCCGAGAACATTCTTGTTAAAGCTTTAAATAAATCATTTTGATTGTTATTGGGGTTTCTATCGTTGCGGGCCATTTTTTATCCTTTGTATATCCAGAAGAATTCTTTTGTCTTCTTTATTTCCTCCTCGTGTTTTTCGTAGAACGTTTCATTGTAAAACTTTTGACCTTTGATTTGAGTATTCATCGTTGTTGTCGACTTCATCAATCCACCTAGCATCGCCTTTTTGTAAGCCATGTCTCTTTCGTTTTCTGATAGTGCTGTGTCTCGAACCCAGCATGCTATTGCTAGGGACATAACCAAATCATCGTTGTAAGAGCGCATTGCTTGTGGCTTGCCGTTGTGCCAAATAAAAGTTTTTAGTTCATGAAAAACACGGTTAGAGTGTATATTAATTAGTTTGTTTCTAACGTACTCCTCCAATTTGGCTACAATTAGCGGTCTTGTCTTTGTTGATGTTGTAAAGCCTAATACGGCTCTAGCGTCGCCTTCGGCTAGATATGACTCTACATACTCGTGTGTCGACTTAATCGAATAATAGATCTTGCTGTAGTTCATTTCTTTTAACTTTTCTAGGACAGCAATACCAATACCATTGTTCTCTACAACTAAAAGACATGATCCATATTCATTACCAGCAGAGTACAATATTCCAGCGTACATGTCGAGATCTGGTTTACCTTGATATTCAGCAACTACAGTCATCGTGTCTATTCTCAACACATGAAAACAACTAAAGTCTGCGCCATCGCCTCTAGCAACATCAGCTACAAGAAGATAGGGTATGCCTTCTTCGTATTTCTCCCATATCCAATAGTTTCTATCGTATCCTGTTCTGTATATTGGATCTGTTATGCATTCATGCAATCTTTGCAGATCCTCGGGATTAATTACAGTTTCACCAGATGCATTAAAGGAACACTCTAGCTCT